AGCGGCGTCTGCACGGCGGTCGGCAACGGCTTCTACGTCTATCACCCGACGCAGGCCGAAACGAATTACGGCGTCATCGATTTTACGTTCATCGGCACCGGCGCGATTCCCTCGACGCGCCAAGTGCCGACGATGACCGCCGCACAAGCCGCCGCCGTGCAGGTGGCCAGCGGCGCCAACATCTACACCGTGCGCGCCGTCATCACCGATGCGCTGGTGGAGATTGGCGTGCTCGAACCGGGAGAATCACCGTCCGCGGCACAGGCGAGTATCGGGCTGCGTCGGACACAGGGCATGATCGACAGTTGGGCGGCTGACCGCCTGACGCTCTCATTGCAACTGCGCACACCATTCACGTGGCCGGCGAATACGAGCTCGGTGCAGGTGGGGCGCGGGCAGACCGTCGACATGGACCGGCCCGTCTGGGTCAACAACCTCACGTTTGTGGTGCCAGGCACCAATCCAGGCGTCGAAGTGCCGATGGGACTGATGGATGAGGACGCCTATGCGTCCTTGACCATCAAGAATCTCACCTCACAGCTGCCGCAGCAGGCGTTCTACCAGACCAACGTGAACGACCCGAACGGCACGCTGTTCATCTGGCCGACCCCTCCGAGTCTGACGCTGGTGCTCTACACGCCGCAAGCGGTGAGTGTGCCGGCGAACTTGAACAGCATCATGCAGGGGCCGCCTGGCTATCAGGATGCCTTCCTCTATCAGTTGGCGATGCGGCTCTGCACGCCCTTTGGGGTGGCGGTGCCGCCCCTGCTGCCGCGGATGGCGGCGAGTGCGTTTGAGAACATGAAGAAACCGAATGTCGAGCCGGGGTCGATGGGCCTCGATCCGGCGCTGGTGCCGAGTTACGGCGCCGGCTACAACGTGCTCACTGACAGCACGACGTTCAGCGGACGATAAGGAGATTCGATGGCGCAACCAGTGCTCGTCAATGGCATGTCCGGCGTGCTCGCCACGCCGATCTTCGTCAGTGGGCCGTGCAAGCTCTCGGACTACAGCATTTACAACGCGGCGGCGGCGGCCTCCTATGTCAGCTTCTACGATACCCAGCTGGCGCCGACCGTGGGCACGACGGTGCCGAAATGGCAGGTGGGCCTGACCACGCTCGGGAGTGCGCAACTCGCGGACATCGGTCGCGAAGGGCTGCTGTTTCGTGACGGGCTCTGGATTGCGGCGACCACGACGGCGAGTGGCTCGAGCGCGCCGGCCTCGGCGCTGGCGGTGAGTGTCGGGATCAACTAATGCCCTCGTATCCGGGATTTCTCGGTCCTTCGTATCAGTCCATTTCCTATATGGCTGATAGCGAACGGCTGATAAATCGCTTCGTGGAACGCAACGAGTCGGACTCGGCACCGACGCCTGGTGCGCTGTTGCAGTGCCCGGGATTCTCGCTGGTGGCGAATCCTGATCCGAGCGCCGGCGCCGGGACGTTCTCACAGAATGGCCGCACGTTTTTCATCGCGGGCAGCAACTTCTACGAGCTCAACGCGGACGATACCACGACGAAATGGAACACCGATCCGCTTGCGCGCGATACGCATCCGGCGACGTTTATGAGTAATGGCGATGCCGGCCATCAGATCGGCATTACGTCCGGCGACCACTTCTATGTCTTTGACCTCACTCTGCATACGTTCGTGGAACCGCTCACCAGTGGGGCGACGATGTGCGGGTTCCTCGACGGCTTCGGCTTCATCCTCGATGCCACGAATTCTATTCTGCAGGTCACCGCGTTTGAAGATTTCACCGCGATTGACCCGGGTAACATCCAGCAGCGCACGACGGGCAGCGACCCGTGGGTGGCGCTCTACGTGGTCAACCGCCTCGTCTATCTGCTCGGTGAGCGCACGAGTGAAGTCTGGTATGACGCCGGCACTGCGCCCTTTCCGCTCGCGCCGATTCAGGAAGCCTTCATGCAGCAGGGGTGCGCGGCGGCCTTCTCGGGCGCACGGCTCGGCACCTCATTGATTTGGCTGAGTCATAACGACCAAGGCCGTGGCCAGATTGTCAGCGCCACCGGCTATACGCCGGGGCGCGTCAGCACGCACGCGGTGGAAGCCTCGATTGCTACGTATGGCGATCTGTCGGATGCGGTGGCCTTCAGTTATCAGGAGCATGGGCATACGTTCTATGTGCTCACCTTTCAGCATGCTGGTCGGACGTGGGTCTTCGATCAGTCGACGGGCATGATCCATGAGCGCCTGTATTGGGACACCACGTATGCGGAATGGTTCGCCTATCGGCCGATGTTTGGCTGCTCGGACACCACGCGCAATCTGGTGCAGGACCGGCAGACCGGCGCGATCTACGAGATGAGCCAGGCCTTCTTTACCGATGTCGATGGCGCCGCGATTCGTCGGCTACGTCAGCCGCCTCGACTCAGTTTCGACCAGAAGCGGTTCGTCACCCATGCCATTCAACTCGTCTCGGACAATGGCCTCGGGGCGCCGGTGGGCGATGATGCCGTGGTGATTCGGCAGACCTCGAAAGATGGCGGCAAGACGTGGGGCGATGAGCAGTGGGCGTCGATGGGCGCGCAGGGCGAATATGCCTATCGCACGCGCTGGACGCAGTGTGGGCAGGCGCGCAACCGCGTCGACCGCTTCATCGATACGTTTGCGGGGCCGTCACGGTGGGTGGATGCGTTGATTGACGTCACGGTGGGGCCGTCCTGATGGCGCTCACGCCGTTTCCGCGGCTGACCTCGTGGCAGGATGGCGCCGCGATCATGATCGGCGACATCTGGTCGCAGTGGATGAATGCGTTACGTCGAGCTGTGAACATCACGCCTGGCAACGCCGTGCCGGTGCTGTTTGCGAATCTACCGACGCCGGTGCCGGGGATGCTGCAGGTGGTCACGGACAGCACCACGAATGTCTGGGGCGCGGCGGTGACCATCGGCGGCGGGCTCCTGACGGTCACGGTGCATTGGAACGGCACGGCATGGACGGTGGCGGCGAAATGACCACCGCACTCGAGCCACGCACGATGATGCGCTTCCGGCAGGCCGATGTCGACGATGTGCCGCGGCTGGTTGACATGCTGCGCCAGTTCGTGACGTCGACCAAATATCGCAAGTTCATCGGCGAGAGCCCAGAGGCACTACAGACGTTCTTGTTAGGCCTCTTGGCGAATCCCGATGCCGCGGTGTTCGTGGCGCATCGGGACGAGGTGGTGATCGGCATGATCGGCGTGCTCGGCTACGTGCATCCGATGAGCGGCGAGCGGTGCGCGGGCGAACTCTTTTGGTGGCTGGACCCGGATGACCGCGGCGCCGGTGGGTGGCTGTTGCGGCGGGCTGAGAAGTGGGCGACGGCGTATGGGGCGACGAATCTGCAGATGATTGCGCCCTCAGATAATCCGCGCGTCGCAGCGATGTATGAGAAACTCGGCTACGAAGAAGTGGAACGCGCGTTCCACAAGAGGCTGACATGAGTGCATTGACCACCGCAGCGATCATCGGACTGGCAGTCGGGGCGGGCTCACAAGTGGCCTCCAGCGCCATTCAGGCGCATCAGACGGGCAAAGCGGTGGATGCGCAGACCGAAGCCGCCAATAAGGCGCTAGCGCTGCAGCAGCAGCAATACCAGCAGGCGCGCACCGATGCCGCGCCCTACCAGGCGCTCGGGCAGTCGACGCTGGGCCGACTCGGCCAGATGGCGGCGCAGCCACAAGCGCAGTTCAATCCGTCGAACTACTTCGGCGGTGCGCCGACGAGCACCTATCAGCAGTCCGAACAGGCGCGGATGGGCACACCTTCGCAGTCCTCGATGCCCTCACTCGGCATGGGTGGCGCGTCCGGTGCGCTGCAGGGGCTCGGCGGCATGGCGGCACCGGGGCAGATGCAGAGCGGGCCGATGCCGGGACAGCAGCAGATCGCGGCGGGCGCGCAGGGCGACACCGTGACGATTCAGACGCCGGATGGCCGCACGTTGCAAGGGTTCCCACGGTCGAAGGTGCAAGAGGCGATGCAGCGCGGCGCGCGTATGGTGGGCTAAATGGCCGATTGGTTTGACGAACAGGTGCAGGCGGGCGGCGACAACGGGAGTCCCGGCAATCTGCAGCAGGTGGCGACCGCGCCCGATGGCGTGCCCGTCTATCAGGGCGGCGGCAATTTCTACACGAAGAACGGCGACGGTTCTTACACGCAGCAGTTTCAGGGCGGCTTGCCGGATTGGCTGGCGCAGGCCACCGGACAGGCGCAGGCGCCGGCGGCAAGTGGTGGGGGCGGCGGGGGCGACGTGCGCGCCTTCATCGCGCAACTCGCCGCGATGCCAGGGGCTGATCCGAGTCTCGCCAACGACCCCGGCTATTGGGAGAATGCGATCAATTCGCGCGGCGGTCTAACCGACGCCAATCGCAGCTATTGGCAGAATGCCGCCGTTGGCCCGTCGGCGTTTTTCAACAATCCGAATCGCGAGGGTGGCAGCGGGGGCCCGCCGGCGGGACAGGCTGGGCAGACGACACTGGCTCAGGCAGGGCAGCAGTTTCAGCAGGCGAAGCAACTGCCGGCTTACACCGGCTTTCAGTCCTACACGCCACAGACGATCAATCAGCCGAATCCGATCAGTGCGCAGCAGGTGGCGCCGAATCCGATTGCCGCGCCTGGGCAGATCATGCCGGAGCGCGCGGCCACGCCTGGGACCATTGATGCGCAAGGCGTGGCGATGCCGGCGCAGATTCAGGGCACCACCGTGCAAGGGCCGCAAGCCTTGAACGTGGCCACGCTCGCGAATCCGCAGGGCTTCCAAGGCGTCTCGGAAAAGGATCTGGAAGCCGACCCGGGCTATCAGTATCGGCTCAAGCAAGCGCAGCAGGCGGTCGAGCAGAGTGCGGCGGCGAAGGGGGTGGCGCGCGGCAGCAATACGTGGAAAGCGCTGATGCAGCAGGCCGCCGACATGGCGAGCCAGCAGTATCAGCAGACCTATGCGAACAAGTTCGGCGAGTATCAGGCCGGCGTGTCGAACACGCTGAACTACAACCAGGCCAACGCCGGCAATCAGGCGCAAGCCTATGGGCTGACGAATCAGTATCAGCAGACGGCCGCGCTCGCCAATCAGCAGAACGCCTTACAAGTGGCACAGACCAATGCCCAGAACGCGCTCAACGCGGGACAGTTCAACGCCGCGCAGCAATTCCAGCAGCAGGCGCAGAACATCCAGAATGCGATGCAGACCAGCCAGTTCAACGCCTCGCAGGGCAACACGGCGCAGGCGCAGAACATTGCGAACACGATGCAAACGAATCAGTTCAACGCCGGCCAGAATCTGCAGGGGCAACTGGCGAATCAATCCGCGAACTTCGGCGCGGACCAGTTCAATGCCGGGATGAACTTCAACACGCAGAACGCGAACCAATCGAATGCATTCAACGCCTCGCAGGCGAACAACCAGAACAATCTGGCGGGCTACAATGCGAGTGTCGGCAATGCGCTCGGACAGGGGCAGCTGGGGCTCGGCTATCAGCAGGCGACGAATAGCTACAACCTCGGGCTGGGGCAGCTCGGACTCGGCTATGCGAACTACGGGCTGAACGCGCAGGGGCAGCAATACGGGCAGGGGCTGTCGACGTTCCAAGCGAATCAGGGCGCCAATCAGCAGGCGTTCAATCAGAACTATTCGCTGGCGCAGCTCGGGCTCGGGGCGAATGGGCAGGTGAACAACGCCGGCCAGAACTACGCGAATCAGGGCAGCGCTGCCTACGAGGGCATCGGCAACGCACAGGGCGCTGGCAGCATTGCTAACGGCAATACGTGGGCGAGCACCTTAGGCAATATCGGCAACACTGCGCAGCAGTGGGGGCTCTACAACCAATATTTCGGCGGCGGCCAGCAGCAGCAGCCTAATTGGCTCGTCTCGCCGACGAAGCCATTCAACGGCGTGTAAGCCATGCCCATCGATTCAGGAATATACGCCGCTCAGCAGCCATTCCGGCTCAACACGCCCTTTGAGACGCTCGGGCAGATTGCACAACTGCAACAGCACCAGCAGGTGCTGCAGTCGGCCAAGACGCTCGATCAGGAGCGACAGGCGAAGCTCGCTGAAGATGCGAAGAAGCAGCAAGAAGCCGACACCTTCAACAGCATCATCGGCAATCCGGCGATCACGCGCGATGCGCTGCTTGAGCAGATTCGCGTCAAGTCACCAGAGCACTATCTCGGCGCGCTGAAAAGTTTCCAAGACCTCGACAAGTCGGCGGCCGATTACGACAAACTGAAAGCCGACGCGGCTGACGCGAATGCGAAGGCGCAAGAGGGGATGCAGAAGGTGATCGGCACCGTGGCGAATGGCATCGCCGCGCACAACTATGCGCCGGCCGCGTTCGAGGCTGGGCTGAAGGAGCTCGAGGGGCGGTTCCCGGCCTTCGCGCCGACCGCGCAGAACTATCGGCAGTTGGCGCTGCAAGGTGGGCCGGACTGGATCAAGGAGCACGTCGAAGGCTTGCGCACGATGGCTGACCGTTCGACGGCAGCAAAATTGCCTGGCGAAGCGGCTCAGTCAGCTATTCAGACACAAGTGGCGGCGGGCACTGTCGGCGGGCTGACACCGGAACAGCAAGCGTATGGCGCGAATCAGCAAGCACAACGCGGGCAGGAACAGCAGCGTATCGGTATCGAAGCGGCTCGGCTAAAGGTCGAACAGGACAAAGCGAAGGCGCTGGCTGAGACGAAAGCGGCCGGTAAGCCGCTGCCAGCGATGGAAGCGGACAAGATCTCCGAGTTTGATAAGGGCATCTCGGCCATCCGTGATCTGCGCGAATCCATCGCCACGGGTTCAACGGGCGGCTTGGCCCAGATTGAAGCCAAACTGGTGCCGAATGCGCTGGCGGACATCGTGCCAGGTGCTGCGGCGGCTAAAGCGACACAGGCGGATATCGTGCGGGCGCAGCAGGTGGTAGGCCGCCTGATTCACGGTGGCGTGATGCGGGCGAACGATGCCGCCGCCGCCGCGCAATACATGCCGCAAATCGGCGATTCCAAGTCCGTCATCAAATCGAAACTCGATAAGGCTGAAGCGGCTGGGCTCAAGACGCGCGCCGATCATGTCGGCAATCTGGGCAAGAGTGGCTATGACGTGAGCAACTTCGCGGCGGTCGATACCGCAGAGTCGCCAGCAGCGACGGCGCCGAAACTCGCGGCGGGCAAAGTCTCGCGCGTGGTGCAGGATGGCGTGACCTATCAGGTCGTCACGGACCCGCAGGGTAAGGTCATCAGCGCGAAGCCGGTGCCGTAATGCCGCAGTTTGATCCCTCGAAACCGTTTACGCCGGTGCAGGGCTTCGACCCAGCGAAACCGTTCACGGTCGCCGGCGATCCACAGCCGGTCGTTGCGCCCGTGAGCGCCGACGAGCCGTCGGACTATTGGTCAGGTGCGCTCAAGGGCGCGAAGGAAGGCATCACCGGCGGCGCGAAGGGCTTCGCGGAAGGCATGCTGCACAGCCCTGCCAGCTTCGTCAAGGGCATCGTGTCGCTCCTGACCACCAATCCCGTGACGACCGTGAAGGACGCTGTGGCGGCCATTGAGCGCCTTCCTGATGCTATCAAACAGGCCGGCGTGGACCCGGAAGCCTGGGGCAAGGGCGTCGGCGACCTGACCGGCCAGACCATGATCGGGATGGCGGCGCCTCGAGCGATTGGTCCGGTTGGACGTGGCACGGCTGCGGTCGGTCGAGGCTTGGAAGATCTGGGCGATTCGGCGGCGATGCGGCGGATTGGCACATTCGGCGCCGCCGGCGCGGCGATGCATGGTGATCTTGGCACGGCAGCGATTGCGGCCGCAGCGCCGTCGGCGATGGGCGTCGGGGGGCGGGCGCTACAGGCCGTCGGCAAGTTCATGGCGGGCACGCCGGAAGCCGAAACGGCCGCCGCATCCGGCGCAGGTCAACTCAAAGCCATTCTCTCAAGCGCGGAACCTATTCCCGCGGACAAGTTCTTCGAGCTCCTGCGCCAAGTGCCGCCGAATGAACGGCCGGCGATTCTGGCGGCACGGCAGGCCGCGATACAGGCTGGCGGCGAGGTGCTGCCGGCGTCACCCTTTCGGACGGCTCCCGCTGCAGCTGAAGCCCCGCAGGCCGCCTCGCCAGCCGCTCCAGAAGCAGCACCTGTGCCAGCGCCTCAGAGTGCCCCATCGGCGGCTCCAGTGCCTGCCCATGCCACGCCGGTAGCGGGGCCCATGTCACGGCCTGCCGCGATGCAGGCGGCCCTCAAAGCCTTCTCAGAGGCGCAGGAGACGCCCCGGCCCGCGGAAGTGTCCAATGCCGCGTCACTCATTGGCCGCGGCGCCACGCCCGACCAGGCGCTGAAGGTGGTGGTGGGCAACCGGCCGACCGGGGCTCCTGCCGCTCCTGCTGCGGAACTGTCGCCGGCCGAAGCGTTCAATGCCAAGTTTGGCTTGGCTCAGCCCACGGTCGAACAAACGAAGTTCCCCAAAGGGATGCGCGGTAAGGTCGGCTCAGCGCAATCCGTGACCGTGCCGCCGGCTGACACGCCCACGCCGCAGGAACTGCTGCAAGGCGGCGCGGCCGAAGCTGACTTTGCACGACAATATGCGGCGAAGCAGGCCGCCGTCGATCCCTACGCGACGACTGGTTATGAAGACGTGCCCTCGCATCTGGTGCGCAGCGTGAAACTCAGCCCCACGGAAGAATACGCGCTGCACTGGATCAAGCAGGATATGGAATCCGTCCCGTTTACGAAACATACGTGGATCAATCAAGCCACGATTGAAGGGCCGCTACGAGGCAATGCCGCCGGTGGCAATTACGATATTGTGCCAGGGTCGGCCGGGGCACCGATCTACCAGGAAATCGTCGGTGACGTGACGGGCGCCACGCGGGCTGACGTGCTCAAAGCGATTGAGAATCTGCAACAGGGCAAAATGACCAAGCTCGGCGAGCTCGTGCTGCAAAAAGCGAAGGAAGTGTCCAACATGACGGAAGCGCAATTAAAAAAGCGCTTTCTGACTGGACCTCCTCATTTCTCGGAGATCAGCCGATGAGTGCCGGCACCCTCGCGCCCTACGCCTTCCCGCAAG